AAAACTCAAAGTTTGCTAAATTAGATACTAATGGTGATGGTGTAGTTTCAGACAAAGAGTTTGAAATGAAAGAAAAAATTATTCTTTTAGAAAACAGAGACAAAAAAGAAGACCAACAAAGATATTTAGTTTGGTTTAGTGCATTATCTGTTACATTATTTATAGTTGTATTAATGACACCATTACTACCTATGGAAAGAATTGATCATTTATCTGGCATAGCTGAAATATGGGTACTTAGTAATATGGGTGTTATCGGCTCATTTATTGGTTTTAATCAGATGGCAAAAAAGGATGTTAAGTGATGTTGACTGCATTAATTGGACCAGTATCAAATCTTCTAGGTAAGTTTATAGAAGACAAAGACATGAAGAATAAGTTGGCACATGAAGTTGCTACTATGGCAGAGAGTCATGCTCAAGAGCTTGCAAAAGGTCAGCTAGAAATAAACAAAGCAGAAGCCACACATAAATCTATATTTGTTGCAGGATGGCGACCATTTATTGGTTGGACTTGTGGTGTTGCTTTGTGTTGGCATTTTGTATTAGCACCTATAACTATATTTTTATGTGCTTATCTAGGTGTTGTAATTCCAGAGCTTCCTACATTTGATATGGGTTCGTTAATGACTGTGCTTATGGGAATGCTTGGTTTAGGTGGATTAAGAACTTATGAGAAACAAAAAGGTTTAACGAAATAATGGATATAGAGATTTTAAAAAAAGAGCTTACAGAAGACGAAGGATGTAAAGCTGAAATATATTTAGATCACCTTGGATATAAAACATTTGGTATTGGTCATCTTGTTAAATCTATTGACCCAGAGAATAACTTGGATGTAGGAACACCAGTTTCTGATCAGAGAGTGACAGAGTGTTTTGTAAATGATATTGAAAAGGTTATAGAAGATTGTATTATATTATATGATAATTTTTATACATTGCCTGATGAAGTTCAATTAATTATAGCAAATATGATGTTCAATTTAGGCAGACCAAGATTAACTAATTTTGTTCGCATGCGACAAGCTGTTAACAAAGGTGATTGGCAAGAGGCATCAATACAGATGGAAGATAGTAAATGGTACAAGCAAGTGCCGAACAGAGCAGGAAGGCTTTGTGAAAGAATGAGGAATATCTCCTAATGCCATATCAACTCATGCAAATAAAGCCAGGAATTGTAAAAGATATTACAAAATACTCTGCTGGTAAGAATGGTCCATATTGGATTGATGGTAATCTTATTAGATTTAAAAATGGATATGCAGAAAAAATTGGTGGGTGGTTAAAAGAAGCATATACAAGAGTAGATGCAGCAGGAAACATTACATCTACAGAAACATCATTAGTAGGTATAGCAAGAACTATGGTTTTGTGGAGAGCCATAACTGATGGTGAAGATAGAATTGCAATAGGCACACATAATCATTTATATATATTAGAAAACAATGCACTTTATGACATTACACCATTAAGAAAAACCACATCTAATTTAACAAATCCACTTGCTACTACAGATGGTAGTACAACAGTTGTAATAACTGATAATAGTCATGGTGCAACTGATGGTGACTTTGTAGTTATAAATTCTGCAACTGCAACAGGTGGGGTAACAGCTGATACATTAAATCAAAGTGAAGGTTACCAAATTACATATATTAATGCTAATAGCTATAGTATAACTGTATCATCAGCAGCAACAAGCACAGTATCAGCTGGTGGTGGCACAACTATAGATATAAAGTATTTGATTGGTGTAGCAGCAGGATTAGGTCAACAATCAGGTGATCCAGCATTAGGTTGGGGAACTGGTTCATGGGGTGGCAGTACATGGGGTACTCCAAGATCAACAGATTCAAGTGATGTTAAACTATCAAACTCACAATGGTCACTTAATTTATGGGGTGAAGACTTAATAGCAACTGTAAGAGGTGGTGCTATTTATTATTATGATACATCATCAAGTCCTAACAGAGCAGTTTTAGTTTCTAGTTTAGCAGGGGCAACAAGCGTACCTACAACAACAACTTTAACAACAATATCATTTCCTGATCGTCATGTATTAGCATTAGGAACTGATCCTTTATCATCAAGTGGTAATATAGACCCAATGCAAGTTAGATGGTCAGACCAAGAGGATTTTGCTGTATGGGCACCAACTGTTACAAATAGTGCAGGTGATCAAAGATTAGAGATAGGAAATAAAATAGTTTCAGCAACATCATCTAAAGATGAAACTGTAATAGCAACTGATGAAGCATTATATGGTATGACTTTTGTTGGTCCTCCTTTTATATTTTCTTTTAGATTATTAGCAACCAACTGCGGATCAGCTGGTAAGAATGTTATGATGACTGTAGATAGTACAGTTTTCTGGATGGGAAGATCAAATTTCTTTGTCTATGACGGAGTTGTAAAAGAGTTACCATGTTCAGTACAGCATTTTGTATTTGAAAGAATGCAAAAAGATTATATAGATAAATCGTTTGCAGCACACAACAAAGCATTTAATGAAGTTACTTGGTTTTATGTAAGCAATGCAAATAGTGCAGGAACTGCAAATCCAGAACCAGACAGCTATGTTACATTTAATTATCAGGATGCTGCTTGGTCTATAGGATCTTTAACAAGAACAGTATGGTCGGATGCATTTGGAGTCAGGAAAGTTCCTTTTGCTTTTGACAGTTCTGGTATATTATATAATCATGAAACAGGAAATAATGATAATGGGTCTGCTATGTCAAGTTTTATTGAAAGTTCTTCTTTAGAAATATCACAAGGTGGTGATGCATTATTTTTAGTTGATAAAGTTATTCCTGATCTTACAGCCACATCTGATACAAGTCTTTCTCTTACCATAAAAACTAGGAAATATCCTAGTGATTCCGACATAACAAAAGGTCCATTTACAATTACAAGCGAGACTACAAAGTTAAGTACAAGAGCTAGAGGTCGTCAGATGGCTATGAAGCTAGAGAGCAGTGGAACAGAAGATGATTGGCAACTTGGTGATTTTAGAATAAACACTAGACAGGATGGTCTAAGATGAGTGCTACATTAAATAGAGCTTTACGACTCCCACAGCCACCTAATAATTACAGTTTGATTTGGGCTAATAATTTAGTAAATATGATTGAGAACCAGATAAGAGTTGCAAACTTAGCTGAGGATGCATCTAAAAAAATTACACAAGAGAGTTCTGAGGCAGTAAGTTGGTTTAATGGCTAATAATTATAAAAATGCAAAACTAGATTTAACAGCAACAAGTGCAACAACACTTTATACAGCAGCAAGTGCAGTCACTGGAATATTTAAATCTATTTTAGTATCTAATGATTCTGGTAGTGCAGACACAATAACAGCAACAATAACAAATGGAAGTGATGTGTTTAGTTTATTTAAAGTAACAGCAGTTGCAGCAAATACTACAATAGAATTATTAACACAACCATTAGTTGTGCAAGAAACAGAAATATTAAAAGTAACAGCAGCAACAGCAAATAGACTTCATGTAGTTGCTAGTTATTTAGAAATTAGTTAAGGAGTAAAATATGGCAGAAGAACCAATTTATGGAGCATTTGGAGATATATTAAATATCAAAAATGATGAAGAAGCAAATAAACCTGTTGTTTATAATGTTTACCAGAACAGATCATTTGCACCAGAAATGGATTTAACAAATTTACAGGATATATATGGTACTACTGCAATGCCAGTTTTTGAATGGGTCAGAACTATAAAAACTGGAGAGAGAACTTATATTCCTGGAGAGAATCCTGAGGATGATGATCTTGCTAGAAGATATAAAGATTTAATAGATAAACAAGGACAACCTCCTGGGTTTCCTACATTCGGAGAAATAATTGGTGAAACTGCTACATCATTAGTCCAACCTCTTGGAGTTAAGATTGGAGAAAGCATACTTAATCCTGGACAATATTTAACTGGTGGTGCAGGAAAAAGAGCATTGAGTGGTGCAGCTGATGCATTAACTTTTAGTTCAACACCATATCAAGTATCAGCTTCTGCTAAATCTAAATTACTTGATCCGAGCATGTATGATATTCCAAAAGGTTATAGTGCTCTTCCAGATATAGCTAATAAATCAACTGCGAATGTAACAGGAAATTTAGATCTTCACAATAAACTATCTGACAAAGGAATGATTCTTAAAGATTCATCAGGCAAAGTAACAAAAGATGGGTTTAAAGTATATAGTGATAAAGAATTAGCAAATGCAGGTGTAACAGTAAAAGATGGTGTTGCTAATGCTAAAGGAGCAAATTTATCTGGTGGTGTAGTTTCAAGCACAACTGCTCCTGTTAGTTATTTAGATAAATCTTTAGACAAGTTAAGTTTTAGTTCAACAGCAGGTCAAGCAAACTGGGCATCCTCTGCAGGAACTGCTGGTATTGGATTTATAGTTGGTCTTGCTTCAGGTCAAAAACCTACTGAAGCTGCAAAGTCCGCAGGAGGTGCTGCACTTGGTCAAGCAATAGGAACAGCATTTGGTGGTCCAATAGGTGGATTTGTCGGTAGTGTTATTGGTGGTGCTTTAGGTGGAAGAGTTATATGTAACGAACTTATGAGACAAGGTATTATGGATCGTAAACAAGTCATATTAGACTACAAATTTACTAAAGATCACTTAACACCACAGCATGTTCTTGGGTACCATATATGGGCTGTATTCATGGTTAAACAGATGCGTAAAGGCAGATTAATTAATTTCTGGTCTCACGTTGCTGGGCACAGAGCAAATGAAATAGCTTATATATATGGTGAAAGAAATAAGCCAGATTATTTAGGTAAGTTGTACAGGAAAATCCTAGAGCCTATCTGTTGGGCTGTAGGTGCATTTTGCAAACAAACAGATTGGTCTATATTATATAAAAAGAAGGAGATTTAATTATGGCTGAAGAAATGGATATGATGGGTGAAAGAATGCCTGCAGGAGATCAGGTAAGTTTAAAATCTGGTATGCCTGAAGAAGCGAGGCAAAGTCTTTTATCATCTGATGAAAATATACAAGCAGTATTAATGGCAAGATTAACAGAAATGGAGCCAGAGGAGTTAAGGCAACTTGATGAAGCTATAACTCCAAGAGTTGCTGGAGTTCTAATGAAACTTTTACCAGAGCTTCAAGAATTAATTTCTGCAGTTGAAAATCAAGGCAATATGGAAAACGAGGACGACATGATGCCAAGAGATATGGGTGCATTGGGCAATATGTAATGCACATAAGACGAGCAGTTGCGACAGATATTTCTGCAATATTTGTTATGCTTAAAGATATGCATAATAATACAGAATTAGAAGTTTCAACTATAGATGATTACAAGTTAATGAATAAAATTAACGAAGTGATACACAAAGGAGTGGTTTTGGTAAGTTGTAATGGGAATGAAATAACAGGGTCAATAGCAGGAACAACTACAACAGACTGGTGGTCTGAAGATTTGTTTGTTTCTGATTTATGGTTTTATGTTTCTCCATTACATAGAAAATCAAGAGCTGGACTAATATTAATAAAAGACTTTATAAAAATTGTCAAAAAAGCTAAAATGAAATTAAGGATGGGTCATATTTATTCTGGAGATCTTTCTCGTAAAGATAAATTTTACGAAAGATTAGGATTAATTAAAGCTGGTTCTGTTTATGTGGAGAAAAAATAATGGGTGGTTTCTGTAATACAAATGTAGACACGCTTCCTAAATATGACGAAGTTGTAACAGGAACTCAACTGCCAGGATGGGTATCAGAAGGTGGTAAAAGAATATTTGAAGAAGCAGCAGAGTTAACTTCTTCTCCATATCCTGCTTATGGTGGTCCAAGAATAGCAAGCTATGGCGGATCTAAATTATCACCAGAAGAACAGAGAGCAGCAAGTTTATTATCTCAAGGACAAGATGTTTATAAACCATATTTGGATATGGCTAGTGAAACTGCACAACAGCTTGGTCAAGGTTATGACAGGATGTCATCTTCAGAACTTATGGGAGGTGCTTTCAATGGATTGAATAGAGATCAATTAACTGGTCAATATTCAGGTGCATCTAGGCAAGAATTAATAGGGGATCCAAGTCAACAGTTTACTATGGAACAAGCTCAGCCATTTTTAGATATATATCAAGGCTCTCAAGATGCAGCAGTAGATGAAATAAGAAGACAAACAGAATTAGCTAATATGCAAAATAGAGCAACTGCTGCAAGATCAGGAGCTTTTGGCGGATCAAGATTAGGAATACAAGAAGGTCTTACTGCAGGGGAAGGTGCTAGAGCAGCAGGGGATTTAAGAGCTCAAGCTAGCAGAGAAGGATTAAGTTTTGCAGCAGGTCAGTTTGAAGCTGATAGAGCAGCAGCAGAAAGAGATAGGCAGGCAAGATTTGGTGCAGAAAATCTTATGAGAGGTCAATTTGATACAGACACTCAAAGAAGATTCGATGCTGAAAATATGATGCGTGGTCAATATGAGCAAGATAGACAAGCTAGATTTGCAACAAATGAAGCAGCAAGAACAGGATTTGAAACTGATGAAGCATCAAGATTAAGAAGAGCAGAAACATTACAGAGCTTTGCACCTCTTGCCCAAGGTCTTCAGGATCAAGCTGCATCAGGATTATTTACAGCAGGTCAAGCAAGAAGAGCATTAGACCAGCAAGCACTTGACTTAGCATATGCTGATTATGTAGAGCAAAGGGAATATCCATACTCGCAATTAAATTTTGCATTGGGTGCTTTACAAGGTGTTCCATATGATACAAGAAATATAAGTCTGTCACAAGGTCAACAATTTATACAATCACCAAGTGTTTATGGTCAAACTCTTGGAGGACTAGGTGCATTGGCCAGTGCTTATTATATGAATAGAGGAAGGTAATATGGTGGCAATTACTAATAATAATCTTACTATTGGTGCAGCAGGCACAACTCCTAGCCAACTCAATCAATTAGACGCAGGTGCTCTAAAAGGTTTAGCAGAGCAATTTATTCCTAAAAGAGAAGGAATAGATCCTGCACTATTATCATTTTTATATTTCTCTAATATGGCAGCAGAAGCATCTAAGCCAGGAGCCACAGCATTAGGTGCAGCAGGTGCAGCAGCACAACAGCCAGTTGCATATTTAATGAAAGAAAGAGAATTAGAAAGAGCAGACGATAAATCTAGAGCATCATTAGGTGCTAGTCTCGTTACAGCATTGAAACCAAAAGTTCAAACTGTCAAGAGCATGGGTGCTGGAGATGCATTAAGTTACATGAGTGAAGCTGATGCTAAACAATATTTAATTAATAAAGGTTTACCAGAAAATGCATCAACATTTAAAAGATTAGTTGAACAAATATCTACAAAAGATACAAACTTAATTGGATCTCCTTTAATTATCTCTGGTAAACCTGCAGAAATAAATTTTTCTTCTAGAGGTGGAATTATTTTTGATGCTAATATATCGCAGATAAAAGGTTCTGAAAAAACAGATTATGCAGTTTATAAAACTAAAAAACTTCAGGAAATAGCAAAAACAGAAAAAGATTATATAAATAAGATGACAACATTCTTACCTAATTTGAAAACAGCCATGAATGTTTTATTAGATCCTAATGTAAAGACTGGTGGTATTGAAGGTGCTCTCTTACCTGCAAAACAATTCTTAAAAAGTATATTTGGATTCAAAGATGAAGATTTACAGGACCAAGAATTCTTAAGGTCAATATCTTTCAAACTTGCCCCACAGATGAGACCTGCTGGTTCAGGATCAACCTCTGATATGGAATTTAAAGCATACCAGCAAGCAATACTTGACTTGGGTAACAGTAAATTTGCAAACTATATAAATTTATATTCATTGAGTAAGATGACTGAAAACTCTATGAAATTAACTAAATTAGAAACAGAGTTATTAACAAGTCCTCAAAATTATTCTAAAGCATACATAAATGATCAAATAGAAAAAGCTGATATAGGAATATTTGATAAATTTAAAGTTTTTGAAAAAGACGAAGATGGGAAGATGATCGATGTATATAGTAAAGAAGAAGATGATTTTGGAGATTCAGACTTCTCATTAGCATTTGAAGATTATTGGAATTCTCTACCAAAAGGTTCTGTTTTCAGGAACTCAGACGCAAAAGGTCAAAAGATAGTTCCAGATGCTGGACCATACATAGTTAAAGGTTTATAAAATGGGAATTAGTTTAAAAAATCTTACAGGAGCAATAGATCCTACAAAGAAACAAGAAGATGATGATAAAATAGACGATCAGTTTGAAGATGGTAAAGAGCCAGTTTTTGATACTGGTGCTTCTGTTTCCGAGAATGTATCGTCTATAATTGATACTGCTTCTGAGATTCCAGGACAACTATACAAAGCAGCAACTGGAGAGGATGCACTTATTGAATTTCCTGATGCGAAAGAATCAACTGCGATAGAAGATGTAGGATTCTTTGAGTCTTTAGTTCCTAATATAAAATTAATGTTTGCGAGAGATGATTTTGGCAAAGCTGAAATAATAGCAGACTCATTTAAAGGTGATGAAAGATTCGGAGGAGTCTTTACAGATAAATTTAAGAATCCTATGATTGTATGGAATGGCGAAAGATATTATATAAACAAGCCAGGAATTAGTATGCAGGACACAGGAACATTAGTTGGTGAAGTTATAAAGTATTTACCAGCAACAAAATTAACTTCTGGAGCAAAAACTGTAGCAGGAAAATTATTATCTGGAATTCCAGCATACACTGCAACAGAAGCAGCAGGTCAAGGTATTGAGGCAACTTTAACTCCTAAGACAACTTCAACAGACCAAAGGACTTATAGTGATAGAATTATGGACGCAGCAAAGATGGGAACATTAGGTGCTGGTCTTGATGTAATTACACCACCACTGTTAAGAGCTCCAATTCAAGCTGGAAAACTTGCAACAAGAAAAACTGCTGAAGTATTAGGCAAGGAAGTTCCTGAGTTCGCTAAAAAAACAATACAAACTTCTAAATATCCTCTTACACAAGGACAAAGAACTTCTTCTCCACCTGATGTAAAAAAAGGATTAATATCCAGCCAAACCACTTCAAAGTTAGAAGCAGAAGATGTTGTTCGTAATGCACCAAGCACAGATCCATCTGCCAAAGGTATAGTATCAGGATTTGATGAAGCTCAGCTAACTGCTATAAGGAACGATGCTAAAGAATTACAAAAAGAGTTTGGCTCTGGTAAAATGGCTGATGTTGATTCAGAATTAGTTTCTACAGAAGCTGCTGGAGAGATAAAAGGTATAGTTACAAAAGAAGCTAGTAAGTTAAAAAAAGAAGCTGGTGAAGGATACGAGTTTGTAAAAGGAGCAATGAATCAACCTATTGTTACTGTAGATGGCACCAAGAATATGGTTAGCAATCTTAAGAAAATTATAAATGATGAGTTTGATGGATCATTTAGAAGTCTAGATGATATGCCTATTCTGAAAAGAGAGATAAGTTATATTAACAATGAGCTTTCTAAAATAAGTTCTGATCAACCATTTAAAAAAATTGCAGCATATCAGAAAGAATTAAATAGAGCAGCAAGAACTGCAACTCCAGGATCTCCAGAAGCACTACTATTAAGCAAGTTAAAAGGTGAGCTTGATAATTTTGTTTTTAATGGTGTTGAAAAAGGTTTTATTGAAGGCAATGAAAATGTAATAAAAATATTACAGAATTCAAAAGATATGTATAGACAATATATAGGTCTTACTGGTAAAGGAACATCTGGTGATATTGCTCAAAAATCAGTTAATGGTATTCTAAAGAAACTTACAAGCCAAGGATTAGAAGCAGATTCAGTAGTAAGTTCTTTTTTTGGTCATGCTAAATTTAATCCATCTCCAGTTATGGCTAGTGTATTAAAAAGATTTAAAGATAATTTACCACCAGAGAAAGTTTCTGAGATAACAGCATTAGTCAAAGATGCAGTTTTAGAGAAAGCATTTGCTGGTAAAGGTAAATCAGGAATAACAAGAACTAACATTGTGAATAATTATAATGAGGTTTTTAAGAAAAACAAAGATCTTATAAATATGTTATTTACTAAAAATGAACTTAATAAAATATCAAAATTTAGAAATGATGTTATGCCAACATTATGGGCAGAGATAAAACTTAATCCATCAGGAACAAGTTACACTGTTCTGAGTGCTATGGCTAGGACTGGTGTTTTAAACTATCTTAAAGCTGTACCACTAGCTAGAGAAGGAATAGAAACTGTACAAACTATATCAAATATAAATCAAGCAAAAGATATGGTGAAGCAGTATATTACCAGAGCAAGACAGCCACTTTTTATTGAATCAGAAATACAAGCTCTATCTGCACCAGTAAGAGAAGAGTTAATTGGGACAGAAGAAATAGATCCATCAGCCATACAACCACTGGTTGAAAGTATATCTGGTAAGGATATAAATAAGATATTAGAAGCTGTAAGGTAATGCTATGGTCGTTGCAGAAATCCTTACTGGAATCGCCTTAGTTCAGAAATCCGTAGCATTCATAAAAAGCAATATTGATACTGTAAATGATATTTCTGGTATTGCTAAACAGATAGATGGCTTCTTTTTAGGTGAAAAACAAATGAATAAAAGCAAAGGCAAAGGCATGTCTATTGCTGAACAATTTGGGTCTGTTGAGAATAGTGCTAATGATTTTATAAATATGAAATTATTAGAAGAGCAACGAAACGAATTAAAACAATTAGTAAATTTAAGATTTGGACCCACTACTTGGGATGAGATAATTGCAGAAAGAGCCAATAGAATTAGCGAAGCGAAAGAAGCAAGCAGATTGAAAAGAGTTGAAAAAAGACAACAACAAAAAGAAATAATAGATACTTTACAAACTATGGGTATAATATTTTGTGTTATAGCTGTATTAGGAATATGTGTAGTGCTTGCATTTAAATCTTATGCAGACAGTTATAAATACAAACCTAAAGATTACACAAGGCAACAAAAAATTAATCAAGGCATAATACAACCACCTAAACTTACATTATGCAGATTGAAAAAACAAAAAACATATAAAGACAAAGTTGCTTGTATATATCAAGGTGCTAACAAAACATTTGAGTTGTCATTCCAAGATATGAGTATTGGTTGTGTAAGGAAATTTAGATGTATTTTAAATCCTAATGGCAAAGAGCCTAGTATTGATTCTGTTATGGAAAGTTTAAGAAGCATAGCGAAATAAATTAACAAGCTATGTTATTGGCCAGATCTTGCCAGTCTTCGTTTTTCATATTTCCTCTTTTACTCCATGATAACATTTCATAAAAATCTTTTTTGCTAGGTCTTTTGAATAATTTATCAGCATTCTTCCCATCAATTAATCCTATAAAATCACGACCGATTCTAACAAGAATCCAGCATCGACCTTTATTTTCATCATACTCTTTTAACCAAAAGACCTGATTTTTTCTTAATCCTATAGAAACTCTTCTTGGATTCCAATTAGGCATATATTTTAATTCTATCCAGCCAGACTTACCATTTTTTAAATAATGAACATCTGGCATACCTTGAGCAACTCTATTTTCTACTCTGTACATTTTTAATTTTAAAGAAACTCTTAATAATACCCAAAAGTTGTTTTCACTCATCTACTCTTCCTCTTCAGTTAAAAATAATGAAACTGGATCTTTGTTAATATAATCAGCAAGATTCTTTTTATCTCGCAATGCTCTTATAATTTTAGTATCAATAGTCTTTGGAGATTCTAAATCAATGTATGTTACATTTTTAGTAGTTCCGATTCTATGGCATCTATCTTCTGATTGAAGTCTTGTTTCTAAATCGAAACTATTAGAATAATATATTGCATAATTTGCAGCAGTTAGAGTTAAACCTATTCCTCCAGACTGTGGCTGACCTATGAAATATTTAATTTTAGGATCGTTTTGGAATCTTTGTACAGCAACCTCTCTAAGATCGTTTGTTATATCTCCGTGGTAAGCTACTGCAGAATCTCCTAACATGCCTTGTATGGCTCTTAAATCGGCTTTAAATCGTGCCCATATAATTACTTTGGAGTCAATATCGGACAATACTTCTTTTAATGCTTCTAATCTTACATTTTTAGTATCTATCGGAATAACTTTGTCCTCTGTTGGAAACCAACCACATAGTATCTGTTGAAGTCTCAATAGACGAGTTATTGCTTCTGGTGCAGATACAGACTCACCTTCAAGTTCTGTAATAAAATTCTTTTTCATATCATTATAAATTTTTCTCTGCTTAGGAGATAATTCAACATAATGTCTCTGGTATATCTTTGAAGGCAGATCTAAACAATCTTTTTTAAGAACTCTATAAGAACTTCCTTCAATGCTATTTATTAATTCTTCAGTATTTTGATAAGATACTATCTGTCTGTTTTCAAAACCACCCATAACGCAATACCTTGCTCTAAAAGAGTAAAAACTTTCATAACCTAATATATTTGCATCTAAAAACTTAAATTGAGTGTAAACGTCCTCTGGTCCTTTTGTTACTGGAGTCCCAGTCATTATCCTGCGATATTTTGCATGCTTGGCAAACTTCGTTATTATTTTAGTTCTTTTTGCTCCAGGAGTCTTTATTCTAGAGCTTTCATCAACAACAAGCATAACATTATTACTTATCAATATTTTATTCATATAAAATACTGCTGTGTTACTAACAAATGCCTCAACATTAAAAGCAAATACTTTTAAACAATCATTAGCACCTAAAACCTCATCGAATCTTTCATCTTGCTTTTTCTTAGATATGCTTGATTGGTAAAATACTGACTTCATTGGGCACCAATCTGGCATATGAGCAGGAACTTCAGTTGATAGCCAATTACGATGTACACCATTAGGAGCAATAACAACAAGAGCAGTTATCTTATTATTAGCATATAAATATGCAGCATTATCAATAATAACTTTAGTCTTACCAGTGCCTTGCTCCATTAATAAAGCAAATGATTGCTTATCTCGAGAAAGATAGAATGCTTTCCTTTGGTGATCAAAAGGTTTTGTTTTAAATTTAAAATCATCATTTGATGGTAAATCTTTAACTTTATGCTCTCTTGTTTCTTGAGCTTGTTTTAAAGATTCAATATATTTATCTACTATTGATTGAGTATCTTCAGACCATTCTACTTCTGGGAAATTATTATTTATATAAGATATACTTGCACCAGTCGGATCAAAAAGCATATCCCTGCCGACCCACTTTTTATATCCAGGAAGTCCAGAAAGTTTTTGAAATGTATCGCCACCAAGATCGCTCTTGATGACGCAGTATTTACCAAATGGTGATTTAGAAATCTTCATTATAAGATCCCTAATCTTTCAGCACATATCGGACCAATGCCACGATCAATGCTATCATGCCTAGTTAAATCTCTAGAGCAAACTGCACAGTTGCCAGTTCTTTTACCATAAGCAATAGCAGAATCAAGAGGATCTTTACAGATCTTTTTTATTTCTGAGATAACCTCATCACAAGGAGAATTAACAGGTAAGTAATAACCACCAAGCACCTTACCAATATATTCTTTCTGATACTTGATATAAACAGCACCAGCATTTTTTGAAGAATCAGATGCTTTAGAGAAAACTAAATCGCCAACACGAACTTTAGGGAACTGAACTTTTTTAGTAACAAATTCACGACCATTAGAATATCTTCTCTCAAGACCTTCAGTCTTATCAAGGATAGCTAAAATTTTAGAGATATCAATAGATATCATATTCTTTTTCTGCTCTGCTGATTTTGCAGCTCTTTCCTCAGCATTATTATCAATCTTCATAATCATCGCAGAAGCTGAAAAAATTTGACCTTCAGAAAGAGTTCCTTTAGAATTATACTGCTCAATAAGACTAGCAGCAAAAGTATTCCAATGTTTTATATCCATAAGTTTATTTATAAGATATCCATTATCATCATAAAACTTTGCTTTTTTTGCTTCAATGCTATTTGGGAATCTTCTAATCTTTTCGTTCTGCATAAAAATCGCTGTATCAATGTTCATAATTTTTTTCCTTTCTCAATTATGTAAGTATCTTATCTCTTTTTGATCAATAAGTAAAGCAAGAAACATAAAAAAATATTCATTAAAAACATATACTTACAAATATTTATTGATTTTATTTTTATCATAACACTTATATCTGATCAGATAATGATGTTTATTCCATCTTTAGAATGGGAGTGTGGTGGGAATGAAATACCATATACAGCAATCCTAGCATTAGGTCGTTTTACTTTTACTTGGCTTTGGTAACCACGAGCATCCTGAAGAGAGTTGAAAGCAGTCTTTTCATATTTCCCTCTGCCTAGAAATTCTGTAACCATATAATGCTTTACATGACTTGCTAAATATTCGTCGTATTGATTTGAGTTCTCCATAATATCCCTTTCTAATAAAAAACGACTTGTTTTAAGACCCATACACAGGCTGTAAATAACAGCCCATGTAGGATTAGACCTTACATTTTTAACCTTGAGCTGCAAGTTGCTCTGTAAACCTAAAATCCATATTATCATGCATAGGATCAAATTTAGGATTCTTTATCTCAACAAATGAACGAACCAATTTATTCTTATGCTTAGTTGAATACATATCTTCCCACTTCAAAGATTGATTATCAATAGTCTGACAATCTCTAGTATCAACTACTATAACATGCCTTGTTATCTCGACGATGTAAACTTTATTCGCAGCAAGGTTATCTCTAAGAAAATTATTTAACTTTTTTCTTTTCTCAAGTTTAGTTCTTTCTGTTTTGACACTAAACTTAGAACAAGCAGTCATCATATTCTTCATAGTAACACCTGCTGTTGACCTTTTACCTCTTATCTTCTTAAGAGATTTATAAGTGTCCTCATATTGAAGACCAGTAACAACTGCGACTGCGTATGGACCACACCATGTTTTTCTTTTGTTACCATATACACAAGTAACTTTTCTTTGCTCTGGAGTATGTTTAAGATTTTGCATTTAATTTCCTTTCTCAATCTATAAGTAAGTATCTCTCTT